AGGAGCAACTTCTTTAGTAAGAAGTAAGACAACAGAAACCCATTCTCTTAAATTAAAATCTTCAGATAAATGTAAAGCCATTTTCTAATAAAATAGAATATAAAATAATTAATTTCAAGAAGTAGCAGTTAAAAGTTCATTTCTTTCCTTAGCTGTTAAACTTCATTCCTTTCTTAGCTTTTCCATAAGTTCTTGTTTCCTACTCATTCATCAACTTCAAGGCATATCACCTCATCATTTTTGACTTGTAGGTTTAGTAGCTCATTTCATAGCTTCAAGAGAATCTAATTTATCACTAAGTTTGAAAGGGTCTTCAATATCATCTACTAATCCTTTCACAGAACTCCAATTTTCTCCAAAATCTTTTTCAAGTTTTTGTAATCTTTCTTCGTTCTTACTCTTAACTAATTCTTCTCTTTTTTTCCAATCTTCAGCTTGTTTTTTGTAATCAGCTAATTCTTGGTCTTTTTGAGATATGATTTTCTCATATTCTCATTTCTTTAAAGCTTCTTCTTCAGCTTTTTTTGCTTCAGCTTCCTTATATTTCTGTAATTCAGCTTCAGCTTGTTTTCTTTTTTCATTCACTTCATCAAACCTATATTTAGGTATAGAAGTTCAATCCTCCTTTTTTTCACCAGCTCAATCATTAGGAGTATCGTGATTGTCTGTTTCTTTATTTTCTCCTCAACCTCAATTATTTTCATCATTTTCAGCAAATAATTTCCTTTGAGAATTCAATAACCATCGTGGCATTCGTTTGATTGTTTAATAAATTAAAACGAAAAGGAATATAATGAAAAATAAAAAAGTGTTGTAATTTCACTTACAACACTCATAGGAATTGACTTTTAAGCTATTAATTATCTATCATTTACATCTTTAATAATACTTTCATTATCAGCTATTTTATTAAAACTATAATAATCATCTTCATTTAATTTTTCACTCCAATCAGTTATTTTTGCTCTTAACTCAATATATTTTAATAATAATTTATCATCATTTATATTTTCATCTAACCTTTCTTTTATTACTAACATTAATTCAGCCATTTTTTCATAATCTTTTATATATTCAGAAAAATAACTATTAAATACATTATCAATATTTTCTAATCATATTTTTTCAGCTTCTATAAATTTTTCTTTCATAATTTATTAGTTATTAATTAAATATAATCATTTATTCAAATATTTCATTTATCTTGAAAATCCATAACCTTTCTTCTTCTTAATTCGTGTAATTCTTTAACCTTATCTAAATACATCTTATTTAATTTAGTATCTTTCTTTACTCAATCACTTTCAATCCATTCAAACTTAATTCAAGGTGTATCTTCAGCAGCTTCTTTCATTGCTTCTCTATAATATTTCCAATTATGTTCATCAAATATTTTATCAAATTTTAAAGGGTCATCTTTTTTATATATTGTAGTTCAATCCTTATACTCAATATAATCCTTAGTAGTTCAAGAAGCCCAATAATTAGCTATACTGTGCATATCTTTACTTGCTTTTTTTGAAGCTTCTTTACATAAATTATAATATTTTTTAATAAATAATACTTTATCAATCTTATTTTCACCATATAAACTATATGTTCCAACTTTACTACTTGCTCTTAATCAATATTGATAAGCATTACTAAACCAATTATCTAAATCAGCTGAACTAAATACACTACTATTCGGATGATTATGAGTCATAATATAAGGTTCATATATTCAATATCTTGGTAATCTTACACTTCAACTTAATCAAGAAGCCATTCTTATAATATCTCAATCCATATTTACTAAAGCTCCTTGTTCTCTTTCTAAATACATTGTAGAATTTTCAATCACATCTAATACTTTCTTTACTCTTTCTTCTGGAGTTTTAGCTTCTTTCTCTTGTATATCAATATTTTCATCATTTCAAGTATTTCTTACTTCACTTCAATCATCTAATATTACAACAATATATCATCTACAATTAGGGTGAAATGGTGGTAAATCAACAACTCAATCTCTTACATCTACAACCTTTCAATTTTCTTCAGCACACATTTCACAACAATCTCTTGCTTCAACTACTTTAAATTTAGTATGTCATAATTGTATCGCCCTATTTATTGTTCCTTGAATATTTGCTATAGAAGTTTCTGTTCTTACTAACATATCAACATATCTATCAATACTCCATAATCTTCAAGCTCTATCTTTAAATCAACTTATTTTATTCTTCTGGAAATATCTTTTAATCCTATCTTCCATAGTAGCTAAACTTTCTCATAATAATGTTCATTTAGCTAATTCTTCTCTAACTTTTTCTCCTTGTAATTCTCATAACATACTAATAGCTTGTCTTTCCATTCAATCTAATGAACTTTTAACATAATTCTTACTTGTATTTAATAAAGCATTAACAGCTTCAAGGTGTGCTGGTCCTAATGTTTTTATCATTCATCTTACTTCTTTTTCATCAGCTTCTAACACAACCTTTAATCAATCTTCACCATTAATACTATCATTAATATATGTAGCTCATTTTAAATATTCTTTAGGAATTTCTACATTAGCCCAATCATCATAACTACTTTTTAATTCTTTTACAACTCTTTTAATCTTACTCAATAATTCTTGTGCTTTATCTTTTTGATTAGAATTAATCGCTCTATAATAAAGCATATCTAATCTCATTACTTCTTCTTGGAATATCTTAATAAGCCTTTTATCATTCTCTGTATATTCATTAGAAAGATAATCTTCTCTTTTAGCCATACAAAATCCATATAGGAAGTAAAACACTAAACATCAAAATAAATAATCCTAAACATATTTGTATAAAGAAAAACCACATTAATCTACAAAATTTTAAAGGATTTTTATTTATCTCTACTAAACTTTCTTTGATATTTTCTTCTACACTCTTATCTTTATCAAAGAATATTCACCATTGTAAATTCATTATTCGTTTTCATTATCATCTAAATTTTTTTCATCATTATTTAATTTTTCTAAGAAAGAATTATCTCTTGCATAAGCATTTTTAGTTTCATCATCAATTTTCTTTAATTCCTCTTTAACTTCTTCACTATCATATCACATAGTATAAGCTATAGCACTTTCTTTACTCATTATTCAAGCATTCATTTGCATTACAGCAGTATTTGTCCTTGAATTAACATCATAAGTAGCTGGTTTCTTAAATTTAATTGTAGGTAATTCTACAGTAATTCATTCACTCAACATTATTAATTGGAACATTCTTTGTAATTCAGAATATATCTTCATTTGCTTACTTTCTATTCTACTATAGAAAGGTTGAAATTCTTTTTCTGTTGTTCCTACTGGATTTTGTCATCAGAATATAGCATTAGTCAATAATGAAGCTGGTATTGTAGAAATAAATCCAATAATCTTCATCAAATAAGGTATATAATTATCAATACTTACTTTTACATATTCAGCACTTTTTTCAATATACTGTGCTGGATTTTCTCAAGCATTATGAGTTATAAAATCTGGATTTTCTACAAATTTTCTTTCTTCTTTAGGTTTTCTTAAAGCTTGTGCTACCATATTATCTTTAAATCAAGCTGGAACACTTAATTTACTTACTAAATTTTTAATAAATTCTACAGAAATTTGGCTTCATCTATCATTTATTTCTTGGAATATATCAGCTAAGTCTACATAATCACTTTGATTGAAATATCTTGGAACATCACCAACATTATCTTTATTATTTATAAGATTATATTGATTTCAATTTCCTATATTATCATTCTCTACACAATGGTAGTTATCTAAATCATTATTAAATATAAATAATGGTAAATATTCTAATTCTTCTTCAACTCATTCACTAATTCTATTACTCATAATAAAGCTACCATTATAATCTCGCCTTTCTCAATAATATCACATTCGTTTTCAATTATCTAATTTTTCATATCTATCTACTAAGAAAAACTTATTTCAATTTTCATCTTTTTGAACTGTGAATATAAAATGTTCTTTTATATCTTTAAATTTATCTCATATTCACATTCCTTTTATATTAGCAAGATAATTAGGTAATGGAATAACCTCAACTCTTGTTTCATCATCTTTCTTTCTAACTCTTAATATTGAATATCAAATAGAAGATTGAGTTTCTATTGCTATATCTAATATTTCTTGTAATCCTATCTTATCACTTATCTTTACAAATTTTTCATTAGCTTCATCATTTCAGAAATCTACATCATATCACATTCCTATAACATAATCCTTGAATATTCTTGTTATAGCTCTACCCATATTAACTGGAATATATAAGAATTCATCTTTATCAAAATTGTGTGCTAAATCACTTTTAATCTTAAATATCTTTCACCTTTGTGTTCTTTCAGCAAATTGAGAAACTGAATTAGCATAAATAGAAGCATATTTATACTTATTCTTAACAAATTGACTAAATACTGTTAAATCTTTCTTTTCCATTATTTCTTATATTAAAATAAATTTCTCATCTTATAATCAATTCTAAAAAAGTGTTGTATTTTTAATATTCAGCTATAGGGTATTTTCTCATCTGCCAACATATACTATCTCACATTATTCAATCATCGTGGTATCAATCTTGAGCATCTTCTTTCATATTTTCATCATAAATAAAGGTAAACATTTCAGCTCTAATCCTTTCATCTTGTTCTAATATATCTCATTCTTTGATAGCTATTTTATATTCAGTCATTAATATTGGTCTGGTTCTTGGAGTTGTTTCCCAACCTATTTGCTGTGTTACTGTATTATATCTTTTATCAACTGTTCTTTGTTGAAAACATAAAGCATAAAAAGGAAATTCTGGAGCTTTAGCATAGAAAGCATATCAAGTATTATTTTTCTCTACTCATATTCTTCATCGGTATCATAAATCAACAATATGTTGAATTAGATTACATAATGGTTCTCAAGGAGCTATATGTCAATAATAGCAAGCCATAAGTTCAGCTGTTTCCCAATCTCTAACTACAACAGAACAATAATCTCATCAAACTACTCATTCAGAAGTATCACAACCTATTACTACTTGCCTATTTTCATCAGCTTCTTTATATATTCTCAAATCTTCATACATATCATCAATACGGTATTTAGGACAAATAAGGTTCTTTATTCGTTCAGTCTTAAATACTGGTTTTCAAGTATTCATAAAAGCTTCCTCTGGAGTGCTAGGATATTCTTGAAAAGCATAATCTGGGTTTGTATATGATTGAAACATTTTTAAATATCGTTTTTTTTGTTCTTCACTTAATATCGTTCAATCTATCATAGGTTTATTCAAATGTTCTAACTCCTTTGGTAAAACAACTTTTTCTCATTTTTCTAAAGGAAGTGTGTATTCTGGCATAATCCACCAACCTAAGAAAATACAGCTCCATTCATAACTATCTTTTTGATAATATTTATGTCGTAATAATTCAAACTCATTTCAAAATCAATTAGCCGTGCTTTCTATAATTATATCACTACTTTTTGGAACACTCGGTAAAGTTCAAGCCAATAATTCTGTAGCATTTTTAATAAAAGCAAACTCCGATATATGTAGCTTACTCCAAGTTCATCATCTACTATCAGTTATAATTGCTATCTTACTATGATTTTCTACGAACTCTAATTCAGCTCTTGAAGAATATCTTGTAGTTGGTTTATTTCGTGTTTTTCAATCATTTAATCTTAAAGACTCTGGTAATCTTTGGTAAGCTGTCTTTACTTTATCAAAAATCTCTATTCTTGTTTTATCAACTTGTGCTAATATTCATATATTTTGATTAGAAAAAACAACAGCATCATCTAAACCACTAATAGCTTCATTAGTAGTTATTCACATCTGTCTTCCTTTAAGAATAATCAATCTTATTCTTCAATATTTTTCTCTTAGTTCAGCTTTTCTTTTTTCAAGAATTATTTGTGCTGGATTTCTCTTAAAAGGAACTTCTTCTTGTTCCTTATTGATTATCTTATATATTTGTAATCTTTTACTTTTCTTGTAGAACTGGCTTTCCATATACTCCTAATTTATTATAAATCTTATGTAAAATAGTTCTTACTCCTACTGGTTTTAGGTTTAATAACTTTCATAATATTTCACTATTAAAAGCTTGCCCTTTCCACTCATAATCAAAATAACAATTAAAGCAAAAATCAACTACCTTATTTACAGCTTCTTTATCTCAATAAGGTAATTTCTCTTTAATAGTAAAATCTAAGAATGAGTCTTTATAAGTTATCTTAACATTTCATCATTCACTAATTAATCTAACTCATCATTCTATAAATAAAGGTTTAACTCCTTGTAAATATCTCTTTATTTCTAATAATGTTTTTCAATCCATTATTTAATCTTGAATGAATAAACTCTCATCAAGAGGTTCTCATCTTACAGTTGTATCATTTTTACTAATATTTGTAGGTTCTCATAATTCAGTTTTTATCATCTTTAATAATCTTTCTTGTTCTACGATATTTATATCTCATCATTCAATTACTTGTTGTATTTTTTTCATTAACAACAATATAACAGTCTTTTTAGCTTTCTTTAATTGGTCTACTGAAACTTCAAGATTTTTAGCTTCTTCTTTCATTTTCTTTTCTAAAGCTTTTTGTAATATCTTTTCTTTATATGCTTGTTTCTCTTTAGTCCAGCCTCTTGTATTTTGTTGTATATTTCTATTATATACGTTAAATTTACGCTGGAAAAACTCCTTGACCTCATCAATTTCACTTTGGAAGAATTGAAGCTTTAAATCTTTCCAATCATATTTCTGTTTAGCCATTCTTTATATTTTCATATAAAATCTATTCAATGAAGGTTCTTTGATATATTTTTCATTTTTTTTATCATTGAACCTTCATTGAATGTTTTTTACAATATTCAATGTAGATTCATTGAACGATTTTTATTTACTATAAATTCATCTTAAATTACAGCAATCATTTGGATTCGGATTAAATTCCTTTTTCCAATAATGAAGATATCTTTCATCAAAATCACAAACTGTAACCTCTTTTATCTTAAAATCTTTTACAAGTTCTTTTTTCTTCTCAAAAGTTAGGTGCTTATATCATTGATAATTTACAGAATAATCTTCTTCATTTATATATTCTCAAAATCGTTTTTTTATTCGGTGATTTATTCTTAAAAATTCTATTAAAATCTTATCACACTTTATTCTGTTAAATTCTTCGACTTTAGCCAATCAAGGAACATACGGACTTAATCTTATTTGTACGTCAAATCATAATTCTTGTAATTTTTCTATAGCTTCAATTCTTTTACTTGGAGGAGTAGCGTGTTCAAATTTTAACGCTTCATCATCATTTGTAGTAGTAAGAGTTATTTGTATGTGAGCTAAATCTTTATCTAATACTTCAATATATTCAGGTTCTATTATCATATTTGACTTAGTTATAATTAAGTATGGCTTTCTCATAACTTTAAATGCTTTTAACGTATTATATGTTATTCTATGAATTTTTTCTACTGGCTGAAAACAATCTGTCATTCATCAAAGCCTTGTTGGAATCTTCTTAGAACATTTTGTTGCTACATACTTGTAAATCTCTTTTATATTTCACGGCTTAGGATTCTTAGGGTTCCATAATCATCTAAACTGTAAAAGACTTTTTGCATAACAATAAGAACAATCGTGAGAACATCACAATCAATAAGTATCTAATCTATTGTTATAAAGGCACCCTCATTCTACGGCTTCTTTATAACTTCATCAGAAGTTTAAATTATATTTCATATTATCTTATGTTAGTATATCAAAGTTCTTTTAGGTCTTTTCTTAATAATTCTGCTGTAGCTTCATCTTTAACAAATACTCTTACACAGACTCAATCCATTTCAGCGAATCAAGAACCTTCTTTTATATCATCGCTTTCTTCTTCATCTTCAGCATATTCATCTGGATTAAATTCTGGAGTATCAAATTCTGGAAATAAATCTGTTGTTTTAAAAATTAAATCTCAAAAATTTAATTCTGGTAGTGAATCTAATTCTAATTTCAAATTAGCAATATCGTAGTCGGATTCATTTAATTTATTATCAAGAATTCTATACTTCTTAATCTGTTCTTCTGTTAAATTTTCTGCTCTTATACACGGAACCTTCTTAATTCATAACAACTTTGCTCACTCTAATCTGCAATGTCATACAATTATAGTATTGTTTTTATCAATAACTATAGGCTGTAAAAATCAAAATTCTTTAATAGAATTTGCAACGTGGATTATTTGTCTCTGGTCGTGTATTTTATTGTTTTTTGAATATGGTATAACGGTGTTAATTGCTATTTCTTCAATTTTCATTTTTATCATTTAAAACTATTTAAAACTGTTATTTTATCTTTTTCACTTAATCAGAGATTTTTAATATCTTCCTTTAGTTTTTCTTTGCTTAAAGGTGTTCTATTTAAGATATTTTCCATCATTCGATATTTATATCAATCAATTTCTATGTATCTATACGGTGTATTATAAAAGTATTTCGTGTATCAATTTTTATCTATATATTCTCAAAATTCATCATACAGCCTTTTATAATCATAAGGAAGATTATCTCTCACTATGTAAAAATGTGGTGCTGTTAAATATGTCTTTGCAAATCTAAATTCACACTTTAATAGCTTATTAAATTTTTCCATTATTATTTTGCATAATAAAATTTATGAAAACACTTAGGACAAATAATTTCTGTAGCCATTTTTTCACTTTCTCTTTTTTCAACCTTTCAATTAAATTGTTCCTCAAATTCTTGTTCTACATCTGCAGCTGATTGTGAAGTATCTCATAAATCAATATCATCTAATTTTTCATTTGCAGCTCAAAAAGTTTCATCAAGCATTTTTTCTAAATCTTCTCAATAAAACTGTTTCATAAAATCAACATCTCATAATAAATCTCTTAATTCAAGATTTAATTTATCTTCATCTCGTGTAGCAAATTCTCCACTTTTATTATCAATCAATCTATATTCTTTTGCTTCATCTTCTGTCATATCTTCATCTACAATTATATACACTTCTTTATATCATAATTGTTTCAATGCTTCATATCTTGTATGTCAAGCAACTATCACCATATTTCAATCTACAAGAATAGGATTTTTATATCAAAATTTTTCTATTGAAGCTTTTACTTTTTCTATAGCTTCAAAATTGTTTCTTGGATTTCTCCAGTAAGGTGTAATGTCTGTAAGTTTTACTTTTTTAATTTCTTTTAAATCTTTTTTCATCGTTATATAATAATAAAAAATAAAAAACTAAATAATATCTGCCAAATCATCTGGGTGCTCTTCAGCTCGTTCTTCTTTATACATAAGTTGTTTTTTTGTTTCCCAAGCCTTTCAATATTCAACCTTTAGAAACAACTTAGCAAATCAAGTTGTTACTTTTAATCTCTTTAATTCTTCTTCTTCAAGTCATACATATTCCATTATTTTCTTATCAGTCCATCATTCCTTTAATAACTTGAATACAAGATTAGCCATTCAGTCAATAGAGTGTTTTCATCTTGCTCTATTATGTCTTATTGTACTTGCCATTCTATCTCATAAATCTTTTTCAATAACAACTACTGGTAATAATCAATGATTTTTTTCATAAATATCTTTATATGTCTTCATCGTAAAGTATCTATGAAATCAATCTACAATTATGTATTTATCTAATTTTTCATCATAAAAAGTTACAACTGGTTGTGTATATCAATCTTCCTTGATTGAAACATATAACAACCTCATTTCACTTTTAGCAACAGCATTAGGATTGTAGTTGTTTGCTTGTACCCTCTCTAATGGTACTCGTTGTAAATTTGTTAGTGGATTGTCTATCATCTTTTTCATTTATTTTCAAATATAAATCTTCTGCTAAACTGTGTTAGCTTTGTTAAACAAGTGTCATTACATATAATTGATTTTATAGCTACATCTACAGCCTTACCCATAAACTTGCTATATTCTTCATCATTTAATCCCATAGAAATCATTGTTTCATCTATGTATGTAAGGTGCTTGATTAAATCTTTTTTAAATTTTTCATCTATTCCAAATGCAACTATTAAGTAATTAAAATAATCTACATTATTTTTGAAAAAGCTCGGAACTTTAACATTAAATACATCTTCACTTTGATTTAATGCTATAACTCAATTTAATCTCTTAATTAATTTATTATATAGGTTTAAATCTATTTCTTGAACCTTCTTTAAACTCTCATAAGCTGTTTCGTGAAATAATGATGATACTCTCATCTTAGGGTATGGAGTTCAATATCTAAATAAATAATCATAAATCTTGTTATACTCTAAATCATTTTCAAATATATAATGCCGTACATCTTCAAAACTCCAATCATATATAGGGTGAAAAGAACATACATTATCAGTATTTCTTCTTCATCGTGTAATCCATTTATAAGACCTTCAAGAAGTGCAACCAAGAAATCTTGTTACAGCTTCTTGCGCTCTTACTCAAGTAAATACTGCTGTTTTTTTATCTTTAAAATCTCTCTTAAATATACTTTCAAATATTCAATCTGTTCGGTTTTCAACCAATCAAGTATTATCTTTAATACTGTTTATTTCTTTTTTTCTAATCCAATCAGCTTCTCTTTTAGGGTCCCAGCATATTTCTTGTCTTTTACTTGAGTCTGTTGCAATTTCTTCTCATAATGGTATTTGATACCAATAAGGAATAACATCTTTATCACTCATCTGCCTTTTTACTGTTTCATAAGTTGAAGTTCGTTCTATTTCTTGGTCTATTCGTAATACCTTTATTGGTAATCTTCATTTTTCTCTTGCTACTTCTTTTACAAGATTAAATACGACTTCACTATCTTTTCATCAAGAAACATTTACAACAATATCTTCAAACTCGTCCATTATAAAAGATATTCTTTTTTTAGCAGCCTCAAGAACGTCCATTCAAATAAAATATTTCATCTATTTAATATTATCAATGTAAAATGTAGCTGTTCCAATAAAATGTCATAATGCAGATTTTCTTCATACGTGTTCTACAATACTAATCTTCAAGTTTCATCGTTTTATTGCATTCTGAATTATAAATCTTTGTAGCATTTGGTCGTGGTGTTGTTTTTGCCTTGGGTCTTCTTTTTGTAATCTTTCTAAATTTTCTAAGAATGCCTTATACATTTGATAAAAAACTTTAACATTTGATTTCGGTATATATATTGCTTGTTCATATAATCAATTTTTAGGCTTTATATATATTTCAAACTCTCCTTTTTTTTCTATTTTTCCTCACCTTAACCTATTAAATAACGAATAGAACAAATATTCATTATCTAATTGATTTATATAATGCTGAAATTCTTTGCATAGTTCTATATCGTCTTCTGCTAATATACAATCATCATCTTCTTTAATTGCTGTTTCTAAAGTCTGCAACCATAATTTTTTCTTATTTTTGTATATTCATAATGTTCAATCATCTACAGAAACAATCGTTTTATATCATAAATCGTTTACTTGTTTCATCAATGAATTAAAATAATCTTGCCTTGAAGCGTGATTAGTAGTTGTAATTCAGAAAATCATTCTAATTCTTCTTAGAAGATAAATATTCATCTAATTGTTTCTTGTATCTCAATCATCTCTTTATCAATCTTATTTCAACATCATTTGTATTAAAATAATTTTTTATAATATCTATAATTTCAAAAGTAGGTAATTGCTTACAAGTGTAAACATCCATACTAACAAAATTGACATTCTCAAAAGAATGTACTGATATATGACTTTCTTTTACAACTTGTATTGATGTAATTCATCAAAAATCTCTTTCAGAATTTTCCAATTCATCAACAACATAAGAAACCATTTCTCATAATTTATTCATATTACAAACAGAAACTATTTTTCATAACAATTCCTTGAAATTGTCTTCTGGTTTTATCTTGTTCGGATTTGCCTTGTAAATATCAATCATTAAATGTTCTCAAAAGTGGTTCATTATTATTCTTTTTTACAATCTAAAACTTTTTTAATTTCTTCTGAGGTTTCTTGCCTTTTTTTATCTATGTAATGTTCTACATCATCGGAGTCCCAACACTCCGGTTCAAATCTATGAGCCATTTTATTCTAATAAAAAAATAAAAACTATTTAACATTCTTTTCCCCTAATAGCTTATCTCTTAATCAAATATACTTCTCAATCATTACTTCTAATTGAGGAGTTGAAAGAGAATAAGCTACTTTATCATTTATAATAAAATCTACAAAATCATATCAAAATTTCTTCTGCATATATCTTGTATAGATTATGTAATTTCAATGTAATATAACATTACATCTCATACAACCAGCGTGGCAATTCTTTTCTGAAAATCTATATTTCAAAACTCATCTTGAAACAAAGTGCATATTCTGTGCGTATTTCCAAAATATTCTTTTTCAACATAAAGGACAAGTGACTATTCATTTTACATCACTATCTCTTAATCTTATGTATTCTGAAAATACTCAATCCAGCTTCTTTATTAATTTACTCCTTGAAAGTTTTTTCATAAAAAGCAAAATACCACTAATAAATAGTGGTTCTATAAGAGAAATTATTGTTAGTCCTACTGTGTATGTATAAATATTAACTAATTTTTCAAGAGCTTTTTAAACTTTTTTTCATTTGGATTTTTTATAGGATTTTCTTTTAAATAATTCTTAACATCTTCAGTTCTTACATATCTTACAGTATATCATTTTTTTTGAATTCTTGTTTGTGCTGTTTCTATCTTTATTGGAATATATAATCATTTATCTTTATCAATTCTACTATAAGGAGTATTCTCTTTTTCGCTTAATTCTGTTTTATTATAACTTTTTAATAAATTCGTTTGCATTTTAATTTCTTATGAATATAAAGTTTCTCGGAATATAATCTTAGAGGGTTTATTTTCCATAGGAGAAGTCTTAATTGACTTCTCCTTTTAATAATTCTTTTCTAATTCTTTAAAATAATTAATTACAGCCTTTATTGGAAAATATCAATCACTTTCTTTTATTATTACCATTAAAGAACTAATAATTTCTTCTTCTACTAATATTCTCTTATAATCATAAGAAAAATGTTCGTTTAATTTGTATATATTATTAATCCTTTCAGCTAATTCTCTTATTCTTTCAGCATTGATAATATTCTTTCACTCCATTCTAATAATCAGCATAAATAACTAAAATATCTTTACGTTTAATTTCATTTTTCCAGTTTCTTGTATTATAATAAGCCATTTCTTCATTCTTATCAATTCTACTTCCAATAGGTTTTCAATCCTTTCATATACAAATACTTTCAATTTCTTTCTTAAATTCAAAAGCATTATCATATGTTCTATCTTCCCAATCATATATAACTACTTCCATATCTTCATCAAATTTTTGTAGTTCTTTTATAAAATCTTTTATCTTCATTTTATTATTCTATTAAATTAAAAATCAATCTTGTATTCAATGTAAATAACATCGTGCTTCTCTGTATGCTTTAAATTTAATTGTTTTCCAATACTCATCTTTTCATTTACAAATTCTTATTTCAACTATATTAGGAGTATATCGTTTTTTACTAAATGTAATTGTACAATGAATCTTTTCTGAGTGTTTAATAAACATATCATTTAGGTAATCAATCATCCACCTTAAATCTTTTTTAGTTATTCTTTCCATTATTATTCCTTAAAGAAATAAATATCTGTCATATCTTTCTTTCAATTATCTTTCAAAGCTTTCTCCATTGATTCTCTTTTTCAACTCATTATTGAAATCATATCTCAGCACCACTTTCAAATATGTTCTCTACCAATATCACTATGGTATCATCATCAAGCTTCTTCTGTTTCAGCTCTTGTAAGTAAAGGTAAAGGGTGAACTACATTCTTCCATTTTTCATCTTCCCATAAATCCTTATTCATCTCTTGTCTTGTCATATTTATAAATTCTCAAGAGAAATGATTTACTAAGAAATAATCTTCATCTGGATTTCTTTGTAATAATTCATCTTCTGAATAACTTTCTCATTTATAATCCCAAATTTTATCTTCTTCATCTTCAAATTTATGTTTCCATACAAATCAACTCATAATAGAATAATCTCAAATCCAATACACATTCTTAGCTTCTCTATATAAAAGCTTTTCAACTCTTCTCATAGATTCATTTCAATACCAAGAATGTTCCATAAGTTTCCAACCATTCAAATTTACTACTTTTACTTGTCACTCATTTCAAATAAGTGCTGCTTTAAAATATTGTCCCATTTTAATAATAATTAGAATATAAAAT